TTTACCGGCAATTAAAAAAGATTTTCTAGCTTTCAACGAGCAATTTATTAACCCATCAAAAGGCGAACATGAAACGGATTTTATTCCACGTTGCGTTAAGTATGTTATTGATGAAGGTAAGGATAGCCAACAAGCTGTCGCAATTTGTAAATCTATTTGGTCGGAACACTTTGCAGGGGAGAAAGTAAGCATTGATTATGATGATACTTTAAGCACTTCAAGGGGTAAGGATTTAGCTAAAAGACTAATAGCTGAAGGTAAGGCAGTTTATATAATTTCAGCAAGGCAAGATAAGGAAGGTATGCTATCAATAGCTAAAGATTTAGGAATAGCTGAAAGTAAAGTTTATGCTACAGGAAGCAATAAAGCTAAAGTTGAAAAGATTAAAGAATTAGGAATTACGAAGCATTATGATAATAACGCTGATGTAGTAAAAGAGCTTGGCAGTATAGGTTCAAAGTTTTCTGATAAGATAGGATTTCAAGTTATTAGCGAAGATGAGCACATAATAAGCGGTCCATTGATGTTGGCTGATATGCCTATTTATCGTAACAATGAAAAGTTTGGGGAGCATTACGTTACTTTCTCAGCTGATACAATCAAACAAATAGCAATAAAGTTTGCTAAAAAGAAATATCAAAACAATGTTAATTTAATGCATGATCCTACTATGGTAGTAGAAGGTTGCACAATGTTTGAATCTTTCATCGTAGATAAGAATAGGGGAATAATGCCTATGAAGGGATTTGAAGATGTAAACGATGGCAGTTGGTTTGGTAGTTTCTATGTTGAGAATCCTGAAGTTTGGGATAACATTAAGAACGGAGCATTAAAGGGTTTTTCAGTAGAAGGATTATTTGATTATGAAGAACCTGTAAAGAGTTTGACATACGAAGAACAAGCTCTTAAAAATATATTTGAACTTTTAAACACAATTATTTAACCAAAAATACATTATATAGTATGACACCAAAAGAAATAATAGAAAAATTAAGACTAACCTTCAATGAGTTAGTAAACAATGCAGAAGTTCCTGCTGCTGCTCCTGAAATGATTGTTCCTACAATGGCTAAGTTAAAAGATGGCACTGAAGTAGAAATAAGCGAAATGGGTGTAGGTGGTATAGTAACTATTCAAGGCGTACCAGCTCCAGTTGGTGACCACGAATTAGAAGATGGAACAGTTATAACTGTAGGAGATAACGGAGCAATTACTGCTATCGTTCCTGCTACTACTGAACCTGCAATGGTTGAAGATATGAGTGCTAAATTTTCAGCATTTGAATTATCTACAAACGAAAAGTTTGCAAGTTATGAAGCAAAGTTTGCTGACTACGAAGCTAAACTAAAGAAAGCTACTAAAGTAATTGAAGGGCTTTTGAATTTAACACAAACTCTTGCAGAAGCTCCAACAGGAACTCCTGATCCAATAGTAAAAACAACAAATAATTTCAAAGAAGAAAAAGGGAATTCTTACGATATCCTATTTAATTAAAAACTAAAAATCATTTAACATGGCATTATCATTCACAGGTTTAAGTGCATATACAAAGCAACTTGTACAACCTTTGTTGACTTCGGCAGTAATCGGAGCAAAAACACAAAAATTAATAATTGACAACGGTATCGTTTTAACCGGTGTTAAAGGACCAACTGCACTTCCTATCATGGACACTGACGCAGTTTTCGGAACTCAATCATGTACTTTTGACGCTTCAGGTACAACTTCTTTTTCTCAAAGAACAATCGTTCCAGGTAAGATTAAGATTGAAGAAAAATTATGTCCTAAAGATTTGGAAGCTTACTACACAATGGAAGCTTTAAGAGCTGGGTCAACTTACGAAGATTTCGGAAATGCTGATTTCGCTGCTGCTTATCTTGCTAAAAAGAATGCTCGTATAGCTGCTCAATTAGAAACTGCAATTTGGCAAGGTGATAGTGCTTCTGCAACTGCTAACCTTAACAAGTTCAACGGTCTTTCTAAATTAATCAACGCTGGTTCTCCAGTAGACGCTAACGTATCAGGTTACACAGGTGTAAGTGGTTCTGCTATCGCAACTGTTACTGCTTCTAACGTTATTGCTTGTACTGAAGGAGTTTACAAAGCTATCCCTGCTGAAGTTATGGCTAAAGGTGACGTATCAATATTCGTAGGTTACGATTGGTTCAGACTTTTAGTTCTTGCTTACAGAGCTTTAAATATGTTCTCTTACAATCCACAAGACGCTAACTTTGAAGGTTTTATCTTACCAGGTACAAACGTAAAAGTTGAGCCTGTAAATGGTTTGAACGGAACAGGAGATGCATTCGCTATCAGTCTTTCTAACATGGCTATCGCTGTAGATTTAGAAGCTGAAGAAACTAACTACAAATTATGGTATTCTGAAGATAACAACGATGTTCGTTTCAGAGCTGAATTTAAAGTAGGAGTTGACGTAGCTTTTGTTTCTGAAACTGTAAAGTTCATGGCTGCAATCTAAATTTAAATTAAATTAATAACTTAAAAGGGTGGTGCAAAAACACCACCTTTTTTTAAAACTAAAAATTATGGCGTGTGCAATTACAAGTGGATACACAATAGACTGTAGAGAAATCGCAGGTGGAATCCAAGCTATTTGGGTAATCTCAAATGCAAATCTTTATGACGCTTCAGGAAATAGCAGAGTAACTGAATCAAGTGGTACAGTAACAGCTATGACTAAAGCTACCGGAACTCGTTTTTACAAATTTGAAGTTCCACGTTCTACAGCTGTTGCTTCTTCTAACCTTACAGGTTCAATGGAGAATGGAACAATTTTCTACACACATTCAGTAGAGTTCCCTATCAATTCAAGAACAGCAACTATCAGAAACACTATCAGCACTTTAGCTAAAAATAGATTAACTTTTGTTACTTTAGATTTAGACGGAGCTTATCGTATGTATGGTAAAGATTTCGGTCTTTATATGGATAGTTCAGAATCAGGAAGTGGAACAGCTCCAGGCGATAGACAAGGTTCGGTTCTTAAATTTTCTTCAATGGAAAAAGATGACTTCTTAATTGTAAGTTCAACAGTTGCTGCGGCTTTAGAAACAGCAGGTTAATAAATAATTAATAAAGCTAAAGACTCCGACCGATTAAAAGTCGGAGTTTTTTTGATTATATGATAATACTAACGAAAGGCGACATTAAGGATTTATTATTTACCGGTAGCGAATCAGCTTTGCTAACGAGTCCTTATTTTTTATTTGTATTTACTAACCGAGTTACACAAGAAATAGTTAAATTTGTTGCAACGAATTCTAGCACTACTTTAAGATATGATAAATTTACTTTTGAAGTGAACGATTATTTTGTAGATAGTGAAACAGGATTTTGGACTTATGATATTTATGAACAAGCAAGTTCTACAAACTTAATAATAACAGGATTGAATAAAGTTGAAAATGGGTATATGTATTTAAATCCAGCAATAATATTTGAGCCTGTAATATATAACGAACAATCAAACACATTTATCACTTACAATGGATAACTACAAACATATCGTACTTCAGTTTGACCAAGCACAACAGCCAAAATTTTCTGAAAAGAAGGGCAAAGGTTGGGTTGAATTTGGAGAGCATAATAACTATCCTGAATACTTACTTTCACTTTATAATGAAAGTCCTAAACATGGTGCAATCATTAAGGGTAAATGTGGGTATATCTATGGGAAGGCATTTGAAGTGCCAGGTTCAGCCAATACAAGTGATAGTTGGAATGATGTTCTAAAGAAAGCAATTAAAGACGATGAACTTTATCGTGGGTTTTATCTTCAAGTTATTTGGAATAGATTAAAGCAAGTTTCAGAAGTTTATCATATTGAATTTCATAAAGTTAGAACAAGCAAAGATTTATCTAAATTTTATGTAAAGAATGATTGGATGGATTATAGAGAAAAGCCGAGAGAATACGAAGCTTTTAATGTTAATAATCCTTATGGAAGTCAAATATTTTATTATAAAGAATATAATCCTTCAAGTGATGTTTACCCTTACCCTTCATATTTTCAGGGTTTAAATTACATTGAATCAGATATAGAAGTAAGTAGGCATATTTTAGGAAATGCAAAGCAAGGATGGGTTGGAACTAAATTAGTAAATCTTAATAATGGCGATCCAATAGGCGAAGAAAATAAAGGGGATGTTGAAAGGAGTTTATTAAAGAAATTTACAGGCAGCGAAGGTAAGAGAGTAGTTATCATGTTCAATAAGAGCAAGGATAACGAAGCTAATATATTGGACTTGGGTTCTACCATGTTGACAAAAGAGGATTTTACAAATGTAAATAATCTAATACAGCAAGAAATATTTGCTTCTCATCAGGTAACAAGTCCATCTTTATTTGGAATTAAAACGGAAGGTCAACTGGGTAGTAGAAATGAAATAAGGGATGCTTATCAGATTTTTAACAATACCTATGTAAGCGAAAGGCAGCAAGAACTAGAAACTATTTTTACAAAGTTTAGAAATCTTAAAGGTGAGAAAGGTGAGTTTAAAATTATGCCTGTTGAACCTTTAGCGTTTGAATTTAGCGAAGCAGTAATAGCAGCTAATTTAACACAAAACGAGATTCGTGAGTTAATGGGTAAAGAACCATTACAAGCAGGGCAAGTTACTTCAGACGGTCAAATTGTGGTTGTTAATCCTGAAACTGAAAAGGTTGTTAAACCTGGAGAAGCTCAACCTGTACCTATGAACGATTCATTAAAGAATCTTTCAGGCAGACAATATCAAAATGTAATGCGTATAGTTAGGCAGTTCGCAAACGGCAAACTAAATAAACAACAAGCTTCTTTAATGCTAAAGAACGGATTTGGTTTTAGTGATTCAGATGTTAATACTTTCTTGGGTGTAGATGATGATCCTTTAACTGATGACGAAATACAAAAATTCAGTTTAACAAATGACGATATTCTTTATAATGAGTTTACTTTAGTAGGTGAGGACAAAGGTCTTTATTCTATTTTAGAAAGTAAATCTTATAGAGAGCATGAATACTTTGCAGATATAAACGCTTTAAACCAATTACAAGCCAATA